ACAACTTAAAGAACGAAAAATATATATTTTAAAACAACTTAAAGAACGAAAAATATATATTTTAAAACAACTTAAAGAACCAATCGTTTTGATAAACTTTTTCAAAAGTTTAAAAAAGTTTAAATTCTGTAAAATATTTGTCCGTCTGTATATTTAACATATTTTCTTTTAGAAATGGATCTAAATTCAAACCAATCGCATAATCTTCCAAATATTCTTTATTTATAGCTTCCTTTTTTGATATTAATGATTGTACCGATAATTCTGACAACACATAAAATCTTCCACTACAATAACGAGTTTGTGAAATAACTAAATTTTCAGGAAGTTCCGGATGTATTTTATAATACTCACTAACATAAGGAGTATCAACATTAATTATATGTCCAGCATAATGGATTTTCTTTTTATTTTTATTTAATAATATATTTTGAATAGTATTCAAAAACTTTATGTTAGTTAGATTCTGATCATCATCCGTTTTAAATATATACTTATATATATATGTATTCTGAATAGCTTCATACGCAGCTATTACTTTTTTTGGAAGAGAAACATAATCATCTTCAACTTTAACATATAATACTTTATTATCAAAATCAAATGTATAATTATTTGTTAGTTCAGGATTTCCAATAACATGAAAATAAGGCATTAATGTAAAATCACTAAGCCATGTTTCTTTTTGTTTTAATGCCTTTTCTCTGTATTTTTCACAATTAAAAATTAGCAATATAAAATCTGAATATATATAATTCATTATGTACAAATTATATATAATGTATTTAATATTTTATATAAAATATTAATAACTAATTACTTTATAATTAAATGATGCCTTTTATAAATAAAGATATTGAAAAACGTAATTTATTAACATTATCTACATGTTGGTATGTATTAAAATCAAAATTTAATATAGATACATATTTAACATGGATGACAAATTTATTATCAATTGTAAATAATTTTAATTTAGTTATATACACTGATGAAAAATCAATTACTATGTTAATACCTTTAATAAATACTCGTATTAATACGATTAAAATAATAATAAAACCAATGAAAGAATTTTACACATATAAATATAAAAATAATTGGATTATAAATCATTCAGAAAGTAAGTTAGATTTACATCAACATATAGATTGGAAATTAAATATGTTATGGAATGAGAAAATATTTTTTGTAAATAATACAATTGAACATAAATATTTTGATACAATGTATTATGGTTGGTGTGATATAGGTTATTTTCGTAATAGACCAAATGATTTGCATACTAAATATTTACAACAATGGCCTAATCTCAGAAAATTATTAAGTGAACCATTTACTAGTTCTTTTATACATTATGGGTGCGTTCAAAATAATACTACATTATTACATGATTTAAAGAATGATATACAAAATCACTATAATAATAATTTACCGAGTCAACCAACTAACAAATTAAGTGAAATAAGTTTTGCTGGTGGATTTTTTATATCAAAACCAGAATTAATTGTTAGTTATGCAACAATATATAATGAAAAATTATTATATTATTTTACAAATAGATACATAATAAAGGATGATCAAACGATAGTTACTGATATAATATTTACTAATCCAGAATTGTTTTATATACATAATGAGTATGATAAAAGATTTGATAATTGGTTTATGTTCCAGAGATTGTTAGTATAAAGATAAAAGATTGTTAGTTATGAACAACTAATTGTTATCCAATTATCTGGAAAAAGATCATACGTATTTATATTTGATTCTGGTTTAAACCAATGTTCAGGATAACATACTATTTTATTTTCATTATTATTTAAATATGCTCCCCACCAACTAAATGTACTATTAGCAATTATATTATAATTACATAAACTCATTAATAATAATTGTTCCCAATCATTTAATAATGAATCTGCCCTAACAAATTCTAAGAATTGAAATTTTAATTGTAATATTTCTATTGTTTCTTGGACAGCATCAAAATCATCATTTTCACAAAAGTATAATACTTTTTGTATTTTGTTAGTTTGTCTATCTAAAATATGTGAAATAGCATTGTAATAGTAAACACTATCTAAAATATAATAAATATGTGGATATTTTAAATAATCACCTAATCTAAAATGCATAGAAATAGTATCTGAAGTGATAGGTAATAATTCTTTTTTCTTGTTGTCTATTTTTAATAATTTACATATAGATGATTTAAATTTATCAAAATATTTAGGACTTTGAAAATAACCAACTAACAATATATTTGATAAAGGTTCTGGAAGTATTTGATAATTATAGTTTATTTCTTTAATGATTTCTAATTTAGGAATTTGTTCCATATTTTTTAAAAAGGGTTTTAACGAAGATAACAGTGTTTCCCAATATGTATATCGAATTGTTTCTCTATTAGATCCTGATCCTAATTGATAATTATTTAAAAAGAAAAAAGGTTTTGAATGATCTAGTGCGTAAGAAATAGTAGTAAATATTTGAAATAATTGATTTCCAAGGCCTCCTTGTAACTTACAAGTAATCATATTTAAATATATTTAGTTATATTTAAATATATTTATGTATTAATTGTTAATGAAATTAAATAATCTTGATGTTTTTTACTTTGACAATGTTCTGATTTGCCTCCTTTTCTAATTTCTGAGCCACAATCACATGTAATTCTTTCATTTTGATTTTGTAATATTTTCTCTTTATTTTTTTTATAATTTTCACGTCTATACTGTTGTATTTTTTCTTTATTGTTTTCAATATATAGTTTTTGTTTTTTCATTATTTCTTCTTTATGTTCTTCTCTATATTTACTATATTGTTGTTGTATTTCTTCTTTATGTTCTTGATAATGTTTTTGTTTATATTGTTTTATAGTTTCTTTATGAGCTTCTCTATATATTTTTTGTTGTTCTTTTAATCTTTCTGTTTTCTTAATTAGTTTTTCTTCTTCCGATATTTTTAATGTTTCTTCTAAAATTTTTAATTCTTCTTCTGTTTTTGTTAGTTTATCGAGATATTGTGTATGGATGTTTGTTAAAAAATGTCTGCCTCTATTTCCAAATGTATAATTATGTCCGCATTCACAATTAATAATTTGCCCATTTTTTGTTTTAATTTTTTCAGCATTAGCTTCTCTCCATTTTTTTTGTGCTAATTTATTGTCTTCTTTATGTTGTTCACGATAAATTTTTTTTTGTTCTGCTAATTTCTCTTTATTTTCTTCAATATATTGTTTTTGATATTCTGCTATTTTTTCTTTATTTTCATATGCATATTGTTTTTGATATTGTAATTTTGTTTCCTTATTTTCTTCGTAATGTTGTTTCATTGAATCTAAAATAATTTCTTTATGTTCTTCATACCAATCTTGTTTTTGTTTTATTTTTTCATCTAAAGTAGCATAAGGATTTTTTGAATTTAATGTTGATTTTAATAAATCAATCCAATATCTTTCTCTTGCCTCAGCTTCTCTTTTATTATTACAATTAATTTCTTCTATTTGAATCATAGACCAATTGTCCCATCCGCCATTTTCTCTTATAAAATTGTATACAAGAATATTACAATCTATATTTTTTGAAGAAGATTTATGTTTATTTTTTCTTTGTATAAAATTAGTCGTATGACCAATATATATATCGTGTATATTTATATCATTACAACACAATTTGTATATAATAGTGTTTGAATAATCCACTTCCTTTTTTGGCATTTTATATATTGTAATATAATGTTGTCTTTATATAATTATCTTATAATATCTTATAATATCTTATAATAAAATAATAGGTAACAACATTTTAAAAATCTTCAGAGAAGTCAAAAGCAATATCCGCGTTAGATTTATTTGCGAGAGAATAAGCACTATTAAACCGCTCGAAAAAATTCGCTTTATTTTCTAAACTAATCAGCTCCATAAATTCAAATGGATTGCTAACATTATAAATCTTTTTATAACCAAGTTGAACACATAATCGATCCGCCACAAATTTAATATATTGTGTCATCATTTCACTATTCATGCCAATTAGACGACATGGTAATGCTTCACATATAAATTCAGTTTCGATTTCAACAGCTTCTTTAATAATTTCATGAATACGAGTTTTATCCATTTTTTTGACTAACTTAGAATATAATAATACAGCAAATTCACAATGGAGTGCTTCGTCACGTGATATTAATTCATTGCTAAATGTTAAACCGGGCATTAATCCTCGTTTCTTTAGCCAAAATATGCTACAAAAAGCACCGGAAAAAAAGATGCCTTCTACACAAGCAAACGCAACTAAACGTGTAGCAAATGAAGAACGATTATCATGAATCCATTTTTGTGCCCAATCAGATTTTTTCTTAATACACGGAAAATTATTAATAGCGTTAAAATACTTATGTTTATCCTCTTTATTCCTAATATAAGTTTCTATTAAATTGCTATATGTATGACTATGTATATTTTCCATTGCAATTTGAAACCCATAAAAAGCGCGTGCTTCTGAAACCTGTATTTCAGTCATAAATCGTTGTGCTAAATTTTCTAAAACAATACCATCAGAAGCGGCAAAAAAAGCTAAAATCATAGAAATAAATGTTTGTTCATCATTATTAAGAGCGTCCCAATGTGTTAAATCTTTCGACAAATCAATTTCTTCTGGTCGCCAAAAACAATCAACTTGTTTTTGATACATATCCCATATATCTTGATGAACAATGGGAAACATTACAAAACGATTATCGTCGGGAACTAGCAAAGGTTCAATAATATGTTTGGACATCCTAAATAATATATAGCGCAGATTTTATATTTTTTTCATTAAATATGTATTTTTTTATAAAATATAATAAAAAACTAATTTAAGAATGAGTTTACGTTTAGCTGAACGAGATTTACATTTGCAACAAATAGAGCGAGAAATAAAAAATAAGAAAAAAATGTTAGTTAAAAAAAAGAAAGATTTAGAAAAAAAACATAAATTAAATGAATACTTAGAAACTGTTAAAGATGATTATTCTAAATATTATAATTATATTTTAAAAGAAAAACAAGAACAATATAACGCACTTGTATTACTTAAGGAATATATGTATGACCTTATTAAAACTGAAAATCTAGTTGATGAACAAAAAAGAACTGCAAAACACGATCAAAGAGATATTTTGGGCGAAATAGATAAAGTTAAGGCTGAATTAGATGAATTAGTTAATCATTGAATTAAAATAAAAATAAAAAATAAAAAATAAAAAAATAAAATACATATATATAGATGTCAAATATAAATGGAGCAATTGAACAATTAGGAAACACTGTTAGAAGTATAAATGACAAAGTTAATTCTGAAAAAGAAAGAGTTAAAAATCATAAATCACAAATTATTGAAAAACTTAGAGAAGTTATTGAAAAATTAAAAGAACTTAAAAATAATAATAATTTAGCTGCTATACCTAAATTAAAAGGTGATTTATTAAATGCTAATAGTGAATTAGAAAAAAGAACAAATGAATTAGCTCAAACTAAAACTCAATTAGAACAAGCAAATCGTTCAGCCGCCGAGTTACAAAATAATATAAATCAGATTAATCAAGAATTATCGCGAAAAATTAATGAATTAGATGCCATGAAAAATGAATTAGATAATGAAAAAAATAGAGCTAATTCCATAGAACAAGAGAAAAATAATTTAAGTCAAGAAATACAATCATTACAAAAACAAAAAGCCGATGCTGAAAATAACTTAAATGCTGCTCAAAATGAAATTTCCGGATTAGTTACAAAAATTAGCGATATAAATAATACATTGACTCAACAAGTTGAATCTATTGCGTCTATTGCTGGAGAATTAGATAATAATAATGAAGTTACAGAAGGATTTAATGAAATCTTAACTAACATACAAGAAATTACGTCAATGTTAGATTCAACTGATAATAATAGTTTATCTACTTCTACTTCTACTTCTACTGCTTCAACATATCCTATGTATAATAAATTTATAAATTTACCACCAGATAATCAAAAAAATGTAATTGACCAAATTTTAAATACAAAAAATAGTCGACAGGGTGAATCATTAAAAGGTTTATTAAAATATTTAAAAAATAATCCAAATGATATTAATACAATTAAAAATATAGAAGCCGTATTAAAACCATATAATAGTATAATTAGAGGTGGAAGAAGTAGAAGAAGAAAAACTATGAAAAAATATCGTAAGAAAAAGTATTTAGAAGGAGGTTCTAAAAATGTATATGTATCAAACAAAGGTTCTAATTGGACAGGAGGTTATATATATGGACCAAGTAAATCATTAGATAAAGAAAGCACAATAATAAGTGATTCATCTTTTAAAAGCAGAGCAAGTCCTAAAAGCAGTGCAAGTCCTAATACAAAATCTACAGCTAAAAGATATAAAAAATATCATATGACAAAAAAACATAAATCAAGAAGATAACATTCCTTTTAATCCAGGCAAATAATTACAATTATTTGGCCATTTTCCATATACACGTCTAAAATATAACGCATTTGGATTCATTTGTTGTATTATAATTTCTTTCCTCTCTTTGTATATTTTCTTCCATTTTCTTTGAATAATTCTTAACCAAAATGTTTTTAAAATAGCAATTACTTCTTGTGTAGGAAGTAATATACATTGCGCTATTTCAAGTTTAATATAATTTTGTCTATTAATAATATTTCTATAATTTCGAATAGTTGGATGTTCAAATTCAGAATACTCAACCCTATAATTATATGATAAATACTCTATATCCATATTCATATCAACTGTGTAGTCTAAATCATCATAATTATCAAGCGAATATGATAAATATGTATATGTATATGGATTATATTTATCAAAAACTAAATAATGGGTTTCAATATTAGGGTCACTGCTATCTGTTTTTCCATGTATAAACGGACAATGTAATTCACATAGTATCAAATTAAATTTTTTATTCATAATAATATAATTATTATATAAATAATTATATTTATTCAATTTTTTTTAAAAGAATATATTATATAATATGAGTTTTGCAAAAGAAGCTTCAAAATTATTAACAAACAAGTATTTTTTGTATTTTATGGTTTTTTTAGCAGCATCAAATGTATTGGGATATTTAGTAACTAACAAATTAAATGCGGTAGCTTTTTTTGGTTTAGTTGGATTTTTAACATATCAGTTTAGTAAAAATATGGCAGTTATTTTGTTAGTAGCAGTAATTATGACAAACTTTATGATGGCAAATAAATTTATGCGCGAAGGTTTAGAAAATCAAACTTCAAGTGAAAGTACTGGTGCTTTAGAAAAAGTACAAAATACTGATCCTGAAATTGCTGCTACATTGCCAATTGTAAAAAATGCTAGTTCAACAGAAGAAGTTAAAAATACAATTAGCTCTCAAACATCAAATATGGATAAACAAAAAGTAAAAGATGCTGTAATGGATATAAATAACGAAAATTTAAATAAAAATGTTGAAGAAGAGGATGCGCCTGAAGGATTTGGAGGTAGAGTAGCAAATAGAAAAGCAGCTGTAAAATCAGAGCATTTTGGTCCTAGATTAGATTATGCTGCTACAATTGAACAATCATATCAAAATTTAGATTCATTATTAGGTAGTGATTCAATAAAGCAACTAACAACTGACACTCAAAAATTAATGGCTCAACAGCAAAATTTATTTAATACAATGAACCAGATGGTTCCAGTGTTAGAGGGAGCGCAAAATATGTTGAAAGGATTTAACATGGAAGATTTACAAAAATCATTTAATAGTGTAAGTGGTTTAGGAATGGCGCCAACAATTGCTACAAAGTAAAAATAATATATTAATTTAATATATTAATGAAAAAGTGTCCGCCAGGTGTTATTTGTGTTGAAAATATAACAATGGTTTTGTTAGTTATAATA